CAGTGTACCACTTCTGCAACTGGCACACCCAACTGCTCCTTCAAATACAGGTCATACAGGATTTCTTCCTGTTCCCGTGCTTCAATCTCATGTGGTTGATCCTGATAATCATAATTCTCCACGGGTTCATGTGAATAACACAATTTTCCATGTTTTAATTTGAGATCACCCCTAATCCATTGTGCAACGTGAGTTAATTCATGTAAAAGTGTCTTAATATAAGTTTTGCGATCCATTCCTGTCTGAAGTTCAACCAGGAACTTGCGTGGACGTGATGTATTATTGGACGAAATGTCACACCAACCAAATACACCTTCACGTTTCATACCACGATGAATAATTTCCACTTCAAGTTTATGACGTGGGAAATACTTTTCTATAAACCAAGAGGTAACATCCGAACAGAGGTTTTTAGAAAAACCATATCCAGAAAAAATGATGTAAGACATGTGCCCCAGTGTAGAAACCAAATGAATGACGAAATGAATAAAAGTTTTTCTTTACTTGTCATTTTCCTCCAGGTACATTGCAACAGCAAAATGATCAACAATAGTATCACAGACGTGATTGACTGTTGTCACATCAACATTAGCATCGATAAGAATTTGTGCCACCTCCATCTCAATGGAAGCACTTCTCAGATACTTACCAACATTATAGGAACAACCTAGATCATCTTTTGAACGATTGAGTTGCTCAACGATGAAGTTGGACATGACGAAGTTTGAATTACTGTTAGTATACATGAAAAAGGAGGGGTCGTTGCCCCTCCTGTACCACTTCTCAAACTGTCCACTTAAATCATGGATCGTAAGTTGGAGATGCTACGTCTGAAAATGACTCATCGTCATAAAGATATTCTTCATAATAAAATGAAGTATCTTGATCAGATTCTTTCACATCAATTCCAATGATACGAAAAAACTCATCTTCATTCATGGCACTTTGTACTCTCCCAAGTTTTCAACATAGACATCATTGATTTGTTCTTTGCCAGAAAGTTGAAGAAGATCTTTCCATCCCCAGTAGGACGGGGGTTCACTTGCAATTCCATCAATCATGACATCAAGAGTGACACGATAGCGTGTCAGTTTTTTTGAAATTGTTTGACCCATTGAGACCTCGTGCTAGTGTTTTAAGTTTAATCTAACAAGGTTTTTTTGTCAAGTAGTTTAAGTTGCCTTAGAAGTTCGTATTTGACAACATAAAGATGTTTTTTCAAATACGCTGTATAATCTACCGAATCTGATAATTCGATTAGATTATTTGCCTGATGCAATCCTAAGATTAGGATTGTCTTTCTGTCTTCAATTTTTTTCATAACGAACATACCTACTATATGTAGAGTTTTTTTGTTCGTTAGAACACAAATTAGAACTCATCGAGCATCTTAATTGTTTCGGAATCAAGATCTTCAACGATACCACATGATTGCCAATCTTCTTCTGATGTTTCAATCAAAGATTCCCAGTTGCTCTCCATGTAATCACGAATGTCAAATTCAGATTGATCGTAAACGAAATCAGTCATAAGATGAAACCTTTTGAAGTTTTTTGATGAGTTTGTTGAAATCGGAAATTCGACTTCTTCTACTGAATGTGTCCTTTGCACATTCAAGACCAATGGTAAGATCAACAAATTCTGAATATGATAATTCAAGAGATTTGTTTGTCCCGTTGTCTTTAATGACGATTGAATTAGTCAAGAAACTCCATTACATAAAATTGAGGTGTGACATCGAGTTCTTCTGCTTTATCAAGAATATCATAAAGATACCTCTCTAATTCTTGATAAAGCAGATCCTTATGGTAATAGTCGGGAATACCAACTTGTACGTCATCTAGCACCATGAGGACCTCAACCAGAAGAACTAATTATACTCCAAATGTTGTCTATAGTCAACAGGCAAGAGCACCTTCAGGAATTTCTACAGGTTCTGGTGCTACCTTGTCATCAAACTGATGCATGTCATAGCATAACCATCCGGCACTGGTGTAGAGATAACTATACTCTTCACCCATAGAGAAAAACTCTTCCATGTCCTTGTCAAGACGAGGAGGACAATCGTCACCTCGTTCAGAATAATACAATGGACGACTTTCGGGAAGAGTTTCATTCTGCCAACCAGCGTTGGTCCAGGCAGATGACATATCACCACCATCAATCAGTTCGGATGCTTTCTCCTTCGTATTGTAGTGCGTTTCAAGAATCCGACCCAACCAAGAAGGATAACCATCCCAGTGATGATAAGAAGAAAGAATAGAACCATCTGAAAGTTGAATACCGATGCGTGAACGAGTTGCCATGATGGAAAAGAAATGAAATGTTGGGACTTACCGATGCTATGCTAACGTGCCCAGTTTGTATGAGAGGCGGAGAACAGTTTGTCGTTCTCTCTTACTGTTTGCCTCTCATTTGTGTTGTCTCGGGTCTCCCCTTGACTTCTTTAATATACACCTAATTGAGGTGCTGTGGTCGGAACGTGGACACTTTCACAACTGGCACACTAATTGCTTTTTTGGAAAGAATTAGATTTTAATATCAGCAGGAAAAGATGGTAAGTTTTTTCTTTCCTCTTTTGTTATCATTTTGTTGGGATCAAGGATACCATTGAGGTGCAAATAATCCTTAGTGATGGTCATTGTAGGTGCATTTTCTTCTGCCCAAAAGTTATACTCATTCACAATGGTATGAACAATCTTAAACTGGGTATTACCACCAGCAGAGTTGTGATAATACTTTCTCATTGAGGATTCACCCATTTTAGTGTTCATCCACATCAGTAACTGTTTCTTTTTACCATTTAATCCCTGAGGACTACCACCTTCAATCTTTCCTACTTTATCAATGAAAACAAAAAGTGTGGTGAGACCCTGAATCATATCATCACGGATATCAAGGAGGGGATCATCATCAGATCCCCAAGTATCACGCATAAAACTTACTGCCCTAGGGATGTAACTGGAGAAATCATCACCATATTGCTCAATGGTTTTGATCATACGAGCACCAGATCCACTGATAACGTCACCATCAATAGCACCAATTCCATCTATGTTGAGATTGCAAAGTTTCAGAATGTTCTCAAACAAAATTGCATATGGTTCATCTAGAAATATGTCATTACGGATAATATCCAACTTAGAAGGATTTTTGCGTTGTGTATTCAGTGCCTTGTAAAGACGTGCTTCTGCTTCTTGAACTTCTTCAAGTGTTGCATCATCACTATGGTGCAGTTCAAGAGTATCAAGATCCTGATTACATTCACCCAAAATGTCCATCATTCCAGTGTGTTGTCCATCTACAACAACAATATCACCACCAAGATGTTCCGGTCGAACAGATACCACAATTACTGTAGCAAGTTCTGGATCAAACTGCTCATATTTAATAATGGCATTTCCGCTAATTGTCCTATTCCACTTTCTTGCAGTCTGAAGTTCGGATGATTTACGGGTGCCTCTAATAAGTTTTTTCTTTAGTTTTTTGACTCCTTTCTTGAATTTTCTCTTAGCATTTTCAAGGGCAGGGTCATTTGCTACGTCGCTAAGATAGCGAAGTTCGTCCATGTTAGACATGTGTTACCTCTCGGTTATGTTTTACTTTTTGCTCTTGCTTTTCAGCAGAACTGAACGCCTTTCGTTGTTCAAGAATAATTATAACACTTTTTTAGAAAAGTGCAACTATGTTAGTAATTCGTGATATAAAGATGCTTTACTTTTGCACCTGAGTGATCTTTACCTTTGCCAAATCTTTGGGCATAAGCAAAGTCTTTGTCCATAATGTTAAAGTCTTTGTAACTCTCACGATAGAAATCATGGTCACTGTGTATGATCATCCACTTTGCATCAGTTGACTTCAAACAACGTGCAAGTTCTTCATGTAGAGTATCACCACCATCACCTTGAGTGTAACCCAACCTGTCCAAATAAGGTGGATCAATGAACACAAAGTCATCAGCAGTTATATCATCAAATAGATCAACAAATGATCCCTGCCTGATGTCACACTTACTCAAGAATGTGTGATGGTCTGGTGTTAGATTGCAGGACATTTTCTTGTAATGTCCAAACGGCACATTAAATTCACCCTTTGCATTATATCTCTCCATACCAGAGAAACACAACTGTCTAACAATAATGTACGAAATTGCTTGTATTAGTGGAGTGAATTTTTCTGGATTATTAATTACATCTCTTGCTGCATAAAATGCTTCCTGTAGTGCATCATGCTCATAAGACTTAATGATGTTAATATGCTTCAATACATGGACATAATCAGAACTCTGCAATACTTTGTAGAGATTAATTACCATCGGATTGATGTCATTTAGGATGGCAGGAGTTTGCAATCCAAATGATACAGCAGCACCACCACAAAAAGGTTCAACCACTCGGTCAAACTTTCGGGGAAGCATTTGTTTGATTAGTGGCAGTTCTTTACTCTTACCACCTTGATACTTGATGACAGGTTTCATAGTTACTCAGTCAATAGTTTATTATATCAGATGCAGAGCATCTTGTGAATGAGAGCATCTTTTCCCATTTTTTGAAAATCTTCAACAGTAAAATCACACTCGAAGGTATCAATAAACCATTGAAGACCAAAGATCATACCGAAGCGACCATCTTTCTTTACTGTGCCATAGTAGAAGGGGCAGAAGATTCCACCATCTACACTAACATCGAACTGCTCTTCTAGTCCTCGTTCGATCTGTTCTTCACGGCGAAGTGTGTCCCGTGTCTTACCATGATCCAGATCCAGATTGCACTTCATTTCACGAGTGATCAAGACACCATCTTCAACCTGTCCAAGCAAATCAACTTGGTGATCTTCACCATCGACAGTGATGATATTGTTGCGACCTTTGAGTGGCAGCATATTCAACTTGTTCTTTTCTCCCATTACTTTACAGAAGAAAGTCTCAAGGTAGTTACCAACTCGAATTGATACAGATTGTGGGATACGAGTTGTACCCAACCAATCTTGAATAAGTGAAGATTTCTTGGCAGTTTTGCCATTCATCTCCTCCTGAAGGATTTGAGTGAAAGTCTCAGTGATGTTCATGGGTTGACTGTTTACACTACAATAATACAACGAAGTGGAGATAATTAGTGAACCCCTGTGCCACCTTAAAAACTGTCCTAGGTCGTGAACTGTTCTACGATGCAGGACTTAGTATTTTCTGCAAGTGGATATGCTGGTGCTTTCCGAATGTTTTCACGAAGACGACCATAATAGTCATCATTCACTCCTTCATCTTCGGCAGTAATCAAGTCGAAACATTCCTCATCATTATCTGCAACAACAACCCATATTCCACCATATTCAGAACGGGGAAAGGGAATGAAGTGATCAACAGTGTAGAAATACTTGGTCATTGTCTCCTAGGTGGTTTACAGTTTAATTATATCACATTATTTTATTTTTTTGAATTTCTGGTTTTTACATATTCAAGATTTTTCCAATACCAATTATGACACACCACAAGAACATGAATTTTTTTATGTTTTTCTTCTCTTACATATTCACAATAAGGTTTATCCTTGACTTTCACTTCTATCGTGATATAATCATCCCCTTTGAAGTAAACCCATCCTTCGTCAATTTTTCCATTGTGATGCCACTTGACATAATCGTCAATTTTTGGAGTATAAAGCATATTCTAAAGGGTTCAAATTAAGTTGCATACTAGTATAGGGTGTTGTATCTTCAATGTCTACGGCGTTACCCATTCGTTTAGCATTGATTGGCGCAAAGTATTGATTTTTTTTGAAGTTGTAGAATCCCCAAATTGTTGAAACTGGATCAGAAGTATAAGAGTAATCATAGTGATGATGTAACCAAATGGAAACAACATTTGCCTTAAATGATCTGATTTCATAACTGTAGTTTTTTGGTGGTAAATGTGAAAAGGATGATGGAAGTTCAGTCATCAAATACAACCTTCAAATACTTTGGATTACATCCTTCTGCGATTAATTCATCGAGACGGATCTTACATTGATCTTTTGTTAGTTTTGTTGTGTTAGTTTCAGGTGAATCAACCCATCCGGTTGTACCATACTCCATAATTCTGTAAAGTGTCTCCATGTTACGCTACCAGATAATCTTTTTCATATCGAAGGAGATGTTCTGGAAAGTGTAGATCAGTCTCCTTCGCTTTATCTAGCATCACAGTCTTCCAAGACCTAACCTTACCAGGAATTGACAGTAGATCAATACCAAGATGCTGATACTTCTGATCAGTGGGAATATACACCTTGTAGTCATCACCATCATTGTTGGTAAGATGACTCAACTGAATATTCTCCTCAGCAGTGACAATAATGGTGCCACATGACTTGTAGAAAGTATCACGAAACACATTGTAGTCAGTGAGATACTGATCAGGATGATCAAGAATCATACGACCAACAAATTGTGGTGACAGATAGTGATCATGCACAGTCTTAGATCCACGACGCTTGCGATCATATGCACTCTGACTGATCAAACGTGTGTGATTAGGATTGCCACAATCAAACACACCCATGTAATAGATGCGAGTGAGAGGACGGAAGAACTCAGGTTTGCCCCAGTTGTGAACATTTGCTCTGAGAGAGTTGTATGTGGTCTCACAATACTCCTCCCAACGATTAATTTTGCGTTTCATTGTTTGAATTGTTGAAAGACAGCGGTAACTCCCATGATACGAGCATTTGGGTGTTGAGCAAGTGCTACTTGCTTTGCTTCATCATAGTCCCTGGCAAGACATTTGACACTAAAGACCTTGCCACTGACATAACACTTAACATCGCATTGCATGAGTTTACCTCCGTATTACACTGATTGCTGGTTCACCTTGCTCGAACACTGTGTCAACTACCGACTGCACACTTCTGGCAGTACCAAGACCCACTCGATCGTATACAGGAACACAGACAAGTCCAAAGACTTTCTGAGATCCTCCAGTCCGGATCACACGTCCAATAGATTGACTGATGCCAATATAATCCATGTTACGCATGAACATGACTGCTTCAAGTCCATTGACATTGATGCCTTCAGACAGAATACTGTGATGAATTACAATGAACCTCTTACCTGGTGTCTTGCCCCAAGAATTGAGGGTCATGAAGAACTTTTCTCTTGAAACCTTTTTACCATCAATGACAGCACCAGTCTTAGATGTAATCATCATCCAAGAGTAGTCACGATCTTCAACCTCTCTACAAAAATCAGACTGTGAAATGAGATTAACAATCTGCTTAGTGGATCGAGCGCAAACTAGAATCTTGTCAACAGACTGTTCATCTATTGTTTCAATCAAATTCTGGCAATCGGACTGCTTTTGTTCTCCAGTTGGCAGTTGCTTGACAACTACCTTTGGTGGAAGAATGTATCCTTCATTCACAAGTTGAGGAGCAGGAACATTACAAATCACTTGCCCATAGACTTCGGTATCATTCATACCTGGTTTGAACATAGTGTAAGAATGCTTTGGAGTTGCTGTGAAAAAATAGCAACGCTCTGCATCATTACTGAAATGTTCAGTAGCAGGGAAGAAATTACGCTTCACACTGTTGTGTGCTTCATCAAAGTAAATGGTGTTGACTTCGATGTCTGCTTCCTGAATTTTATGTAAGGAATTGTATGTGGTAAAGATCAAGCAATTCTCACCAGCAGTGCGAGCAACACTGGCAAACAAATGGATCTTCTTTGGATCAGTAGTGTGGAAATACTCAACATCACCACTATGAACGTGCATAATGTGAGTGTGAGTATCCGGAATCAATTCAAGAAACTCCTTACAGAGTTGTTCTGCAAGAAGAATACGAGGAGCAACAACAACAAAGGTCTGACCACGGTCGATCAGATCCATGTTGGTCATAGCATCATTGATCATACAAATGGTTTTGCCACCACCAGTAGGAATGATAACCTGACCTTTGTTGTTGTCCCACATCGCATCGACTGCTTTGCGCTGGTGGGGGCGGAGTTGAATCACTGGTTTGGTTGAACTGAAGTAATTATACCACAAAAAAACGCCCATGAGTAGATGGGCGTTTCATGACAAAACTATTTCCATGCACCGTGCTTTTCAGGAGAGTGCCAGAAGTCTTCCCAATCTGTAGCAGTAGCAGAGGTTACATTTTTGGATTTTTTAAGTGAAGACCAGAATTCATTTGGTGCCTTTCTCTTTGCTTTGAGACGTGCAAGAACATCAGATGCTTTGGTCATTGCTTCCATATGATACTCCACTTCATATTGGAGTTCATTTAGAATTGCATTAGCGATCTCTTCACCAGTTGCCTCAGTCTGAAGTGCATCCTGCACCCATTCTCGCACTTTATCAACGCTGTAATCCTTGTAGTCAGAGGTTGCCATTACGGTCATGTTGCACTGCACTTTTGATCATAGACTGGATCTGTCCTTCTGTCAAGTCATTCATCCATGACCATTTGGGATCGTTCTTATCCCACTCTAGAGAGTATGATCCATCTTCATTTTCTGTGACTTTAAGACTGTCCTTCATTTTTCTTCCACTTTTTTCTTGCTTTTTTAAGTTGCTTTAGTTCTATTTTGATATTCTTATAACATGTTTCGACATCCAATCTTTTTGATAATCCTAAAGCACGAAGCATTTCAACTCGATGTCCAAATAATTGAAATGCTTCTTCAAATGAGTTTTGATCTTCATACATGATTTACATTTAATAGTTTTGGTTGTTTCTCAAATGTCAGTGGTCTAAGTGTTTTCATTTCAGGATTTAGAAGTTCAGACCTTTTCAAATTTTTTCTTTTTTGAGTTTTTGGTTTTTCGGGTTTAATAATTTTATAACCACGTTTACACGATGCTTTGTAATCTTTAGATTTTAAATTACATCGAGCGATCTCTTTATCCATATGTTCTTGACATTCAAACCATGCAACTCGACTTTTGTCAGTAAAGTCAAGACGATAAGGAAATGAATCCCATGGAAATAATTTTGCACTCATTAATCAATAGGTTGAAAGTGAACTGAATTAAAACTACCAAGCACACCCTTAAGTTGTACCTTTGTGTGCTGACTACGCCTGATTACGTTGATTACTTCATAAGTACGATCAACAATCAACATGTATGGAGTGTCATTGTTACCCCAATTAACTTGTTCTTTAGTGTATCCAAGATAACGAACATTGTCTCCTATTCTGATTTTCTCCATTGTTTTCTCATCTCCTGGTATTTTGGATCGTATGCAGCTAAGTCTCTAACTTTTTTGAATATTTGTGCTGCTTGTGCTTTTTCTGATGTCAGAGCATCATTTTCCTGCGGGAGGATCTCTTTAGATACAGAATACTTTCTCCCGGTTTTGTGGTTAGCATAGCGTCTTGCCCTCGTAAATCCCATCTCAAGGAATTTCCTCGCCATGTCCATACCAATGAAATCTTTCTGCCGCCTGTAGTTGCAGAACATCTCGTAAATTTTATGAGAAGATTGAGTAGCGGTAGGAACATTTTTGAACCTCCAGTGCTTACAGATTTCTTCAGTGTAGGGTCTTACAAGTAAGACACCCTGCTCTCCTCTGCCAATCCTATAAAGTTTTCGAGTCTCATCATCAGTAAAATCCAGGGTTTTGTAGTCCAGATCGTAATCAAATTCCTTCATCAGATTTAATCAAACTCCAAGAACCATCATGGTTATCAATCCATTGTAGCACATCTCCTTCTTTCCATCCAGTTTCTTTTAGTAATTCTTCTGAAAAGGTGAGAACTCCGTCGTTATTGACAGTAAGTGTTGTTTTCATGATATTAGATTGTTTGGTGGCACTGTCTGAGTGCGCTTCCAGATAATTCTTGTTGTTAGCAGGATTGTTTGAAGAGTGTACACTGCTGTGATTATTTATTCATGTGGAATGCACAACTGGTTTAACTTCTGTGAGTATTTTATACAGTTCTGGACAATTTGCTGATGATGTTGGAATAAATTCGATGGTATTATCAAACTCATCATCTCTAATTGCATGGTTTATGACCACTGAACCCTGTTCACCAGAGGTTGACCTATGCCATGTACCTTTGGGTAAAATCAAAGCGCCTGTAGAGCGATTTAGATGGACAATATGATAAGGATTTTTCCACTCAGGATTTACAACTTCAAAAATTCTTGTTCCATGAACCACACGATTATGATCAATTTGATGCCTGTGAATGTAAAATTGCTTTGCTCCTACGCTATCATCAGGAGGAGAAACAGCAGGCCCATCATGTATCACAAGATCTGTTGCATTTGAGTCTGTTACCGTAATATCGGAGAAGATAACATCAGGAGTTTCGCGAAATACAACCTGCTTATGAAACTGTACACTACTCATTTAAAACCTTTTGACTTAACTATATCTAGCACTTCAATATGTGACAGAAACATCTTTCGATTCCACCAAATTTCTTGTGCCAGCATGTAATCATCAACTACAACACTTTCACCAGTTTTTGATACAACCTTGTAGTGATGACGATCATATTGACCATCTGAAGTTTGAGTGAAGAACCGTGGGTCTCCTCTTTCAATTAGTTGTGTCATTGTTTGATTTTGTTTTTGACTGCTCTAAGTTTTTGTGCTCTGACAGTATAATCAATAGCGGCATCTTCAAGGATGTCACTAATTTCATCAGCGATAACTTGAGAATCTACCCCATCTTCAAAGTATTTGTAGATTGCTTCAGATAGATACCGCTTCCTCGTCCATTCAATTGAGTACGGTTTGTAATCCATGACAATGGTATATGTGTTTGTATTATAGGGTATCTATATCGATTTGTCAAGGATTTCTTGGATCAGTACCTAATTCAATCAAGTATTCTACCCACCAATCTGGATTTTTCTTAGTCTTCCAATTCGGCACTGGTTTACCTTGTTCAGAATAGTACCTAAACAGTGCTTCATCTATAGTCCGTGCGATCTCCATATTCCTCTTCCTTTTCGTCAACATCTTCATATGGGTTTTCCACATAAGGTCCGTGTGGTTTTTTGGATTCTGCTCTGACATAGTTTTTCTCATCGTTAATGGCTGAAATCCATAATGCAAACTTCATAACTAACCATATAATTACAAGTGGAGACAGACATGCAATTAGAACTATTGGGTTCATATGTTTTTCTTCCAGATGTTTTCAAATCTCTCTCTTAATTCATTTATCTTATTTTTTTCTTGAACCTCTAATATGAAACCATTGATACTTTTTTCTTCGTCAGTCATGGTCATTTGATATTTTGTTTTAATTTCTACGAGACGAACCATATCCATGTAGTATTCTAAATTCCTACTGGCAAATTCCTCGTAGTTCATACAAGTGTACCTCTTTGTTTAAGATATTGCAATGTTTCTTTTAATGTACCACGATGATTAAGTCCGATTGAAATCTGAGGGAATTCTGCATCATTACCAAATTCATCAGTAAATTGTCTAATTGTGAAGTCTTTATCAAGAACATATTCTTTTATGTCTTCATTGAAACTTTGAAGGAGCATTTTAGCTCTTTCACATTCTTGATTTCCGTTTGAGTAGATTAAAGATTGAATCATAATTGCTCTCTTTTCTCGTCGTATTCAATAATAATTTGTTTATATGTTCTATCTTTATCACAACATATGTTATGTTTCAATTGACATTCAATTCCTTCACAAAATAATTTAACTTTCCAATAAAAAAGGTCTTCATCATCATTAGTCACGCTGTCTCCAATCATCAGGTTTATCTTGTTTAAACCAATCTACGATTTCATCAGCACCATCAAATCCATCTCTATGATTAGATGGATCTGGATCACCTAATCCCATTTTGTTCATGAAGTCATCCATACTACCTTCTTCAATTCCTTTTGATTGTCTTCTTGCTTTTCTTAACCATTCACGAGCAGTAGTATTTGCTTTAGAAAGTTTCTCTGCCCATATCATGTCTTGCAAATCAACTGTTTCACATAGAGCAATCTTTTTACAAATTGCTTCTAGTCTAAGACGATATTGTGTTGATAACATATTATGATTCTCGTACTTGATTATTTATTTCTGACAATATTTTCTCAGCATTCTTTGCAGATCTACGATTTACTAACCAGAGTTCAAAATAATTATTTGGATGTAATTTGATCATGTAATAAATCTTTTGAAGTCTTAGTTCAATTAACTCATATACTAGAATTAAATATCTACTAAAGTTTGCATCTATAATCATCATAAAAGCAATGATGAATAGAATAAAGTAGTAAGTATTCATTAGAAGCTAAATCCCTTTCTGAATCCTGACAGAGTTATTTTAGTCATATTTTAGAGGTTTGTCAAGTCTTAATAAATTATTTGAAGTTATATATGATAAAATCAAGAAATTCTGAACAAAATCTTAAATAAATCTGGTATTATCATAGATAATGTTATAATATCAATACATTACAGGAGGGATATGACACTTCCATCTGAAAGTAAAAAACTTACAAAATCAGAAGTTGATAGTATTGAAATTGCTGTAAATGATACCGATATTAGATCTATTCATCCAGAAAAATTAGAGGCATATGCAGACATTTTAGTTGAAAAATTAAAAGATAAAGAAAAAAATGATTGCATTGAATGACAAATATTATCTTTATCCGCCTTCTAAAGCAGTGATGCGATCTAGTAAACCGTCAACTTTAGATTCAAGAGTTTCTATAGTTTGTTTTTGGCGTTTAATTAAATTTAAAAGGTGAGGAACAAAACGGTCATAAGCAACACCCTCAGGCTCTAGTTCACAAGGTGTCTCTGTTTTACCTCCTTCTCCATCAAGTTCAACATCAACTTCCTTATAGTAAACAAGTCGTGGGTCAATTTCTGCAACTTCTTCTGCAATAAATCCCCACCATCCGTAATCTGGATTATCGTTCTCACAAGTTGAACGGTAATAAACTGGACGACAATTCAATAAAGCATCAGAGTATTTATCTTCAATTGTTTCTACGTTTGTCTTATATTTTGCAGAAGACGTGCTTCTTCTTACTAATCCTGACGAAGCAACATTAACATTTGCACCACCAGATGTTGTTGTATTGTAGACACAAATAGCGTCTAAAGCATTATTACCGTCAATAAGAAGTTGACCACCTTTAAGTGATACATTATTAACAGCACCACCACTA